GGAGAGCTTAACATTGGAAAATCAAAGAAAAAAGTTAAATCAAAAAAACAAGCTATAGCAATTGCTTTATCAGAAGCAAGAAAAGGAAAAAAATAATGAAAAAGAAAAAAAATAAAAAATCTTTTCCTGATATGTCAGGAGATGGTAAAGTTACTAAAAAAGATATTTTAATTGCACGAGGTGTAATTAAAAAAAAGAAAAAGTAAATGTTAACTAGATCAAGATTTGAAAAACAAATGACAAGACCTAGAAAAAGAAAAGTAAAGTCCGATTATCTTGCCGGTCTATCTGGTAAAGAAAGAGCAGCAAGAAAAGCTGCACTTTTAAGATTAAATAAAAATACAAAAGGTTCAGGTATTTTACCAGGTGATTTAAATAAAAAAGGTAAATTAAAAGGAAGTAAAAAACAAAGTCCACATAATGAAAGGTTTAGAAGAAAATATGGGTAATGTTTCTAAAGCAATACAAAATAAAGCAAAAAAAACTGGAGTATCAACTTCTAAGATAAGACAAATTTATAATAGAGGTCTTGCTGCTTACAGAACAGGAGGTCATCGTCCGGGTGTATCATCACATGCATGGGCAATGGCTAGAGTAAATTCAGCACTTACAGGTGGTAAAGCTGCTAAAGTAGATAAAGATATACTTAAAGGTAGAAAAAGTAAAAATAGAAATCCTGATGGTACAACTAAGAAAGGAAAAAAATGAAACAAGGATTATACGCAAATATAAATAAAAGAAAAAAAATGGGAAAGAGTAGATCAAAATCAAAATCTACTATATCTAAAAAAGCATATGCAAATATGAAAAAAGGATTCCCTAAAAAATAATATGGCACTTGAAGTTGAACTAGATAAAAAAAAACTGCAATATACCGATGATGAAGGTAAGAAGATTACTGTCGATGTAAATGAAGATGAAACTGATAAAGCTGAAGAAGAATTTGAATCAGATCATTATGAAAATCTTGCGGAAACTTTAGATAGTTTTAAAATTTCAAGAATAGGAAAACAATTAATCACTGCTTATGAAGATGATAAGTCTTCAAGAAAAGAATGGGAAGACCAATATTCTAAAGGTCTAAAGATGTTAGGTGTAATTGTTGAAGATAGAAACGATCCATTTCCTGGTGCTTCTGGAGTACATCATCCATTACTTGCAGAAGCAGCCACACAATTTCAAGCTAGAGCTATAGCTGAATTATTTCCAGCAGGAGGACCTGTTAAAACTCAAATAATAGGAAAACCTACAGATAAAAAAATAGATCAAGCTGCACGAGTTGAAGATTTTATGAATTATCAACTTACTACTCAAATTCCAGATTACTTTAATGAATTAGATCAAATGTTATTTTATTTATCATTATCTGGTTCAGCTTTTAAAAAAATATACTTTGATGATACCTTAGATAGAATTTGTGCAAAATTTGTACCAGCTGAAGATTTTGTAATATCATATCAGAATACAGATTTACAAACTGCAGAAAGATATACTCAAGTAATGAAATTATCTGTAAACGAAATTAGAAAATATCAAGTTGTAGGATTTTATAGAGATGTTGCTTTATCTAAAACTCAATCTGATACTAATGTAGATGATCAAATTCAACAAACACTTCAAAGATTAGAAGGAATGTCTCCATCATCTGCTGATAGATTACATACAATTTTAGAAATGCATGTTGATTTAGATTTAGGAGAAGATGAAAATGAAATTGCTTTACCTTATATTGTTACAATTGATTATGATATGGAAGTTATTTTATCAATTAGACGTAACTGGAAAGAAGATGATCAATTAAAACGTAAAAGAACTTATTTTATTCATTATAAATATTTACCAGGTTTAGGATTTTATGGATTTGGTTTAATACAGATGATCGGCGGTTTACAACATGCAAGCACTGGAGCTTTAAGAGCTTTATTAGATTCAGCAGCCTTTGCAAATTTAAATGGTGGCTTTAGAGCTAAAGGAGCAAGAATTGAAGGTGGAGATATTACAGTATCACCAGGAGAATGGGTGGAAGTAGAAGCATATGGAGATGATTTAAGAAAATCATTTATACCACTTCCATTTAAAGAACCTTCTCCTACTTTACTTCAACTTTTAGGAGTAATGACAGAGTCAGGTAGACGTTTTGCATCAATTGCTGATGCAATGGTAGGTCAATCCGCAGGTTCTGGACCAGTTGGAACTACAATTGCTCTTATAGAACAAGGTTCTAAAGTATTTTCAGCTATACATAAACGATTACATCAAGCTCAAGGTAGAGAATTTAAATTAATTTATGAATTAAATGGAGAATATTTAGATGATGAGTATCCTTACGAAACGATTGGTGAGAAAAAAACTGTAAGAAGAAAAGATTTTGATCAAGCAATTAATGTAGTACCAGTATCTGATCCTAATATTTCATCTTCTGCTCAAAGAATAGCTTTAGCACAGACTGGACTTCAGTTAGCACAACAAGCTCCACAGATTATTGATGTAAAACAAGCTTATAAAAGATTTTTAAAATCATTAAATGTACCTGATATTGAAAATTTATTAATAGATGAGAAAGAAACACCTCGTAGAGATCCAGTTTCTGAGAATATGGCTGTATTAAATGGTAAACCCATACAAGTTTTTGAAGAACAAGATCATCAAGCTCATCTTATAGTACATCAACAATTCATAAATGATCCTAGATTTGGTGGAACACCTGAAGCTAAACAAGTTTTATATGGTCAAATGTTAGCACATATGGGTCAACATATGGGATTTTTATATCAACAACAAATGCAAGCTTCAATTGAAGAGGGAATACCAGTATCAAGTGGTCAATTTAATGAAGAATTTAATGATAAAGAAATTAAACCACTTCCGATAGAACAAGAAAATAGAATTGCAGCAGCAGCTGCACAAGCTGCTCAAAATTTAATGGGAAGTATGCCGCCAAGTCAAGAACAACAACAGATGCAAATGGATATGCAAGAAAAAATGGCAAATCTTCAAATTAAAAATGAAGAATTAAATATTCGTAAAGCTCGATTTGAAGAAGGTGTTAAAACTAATGAGAGACAACAAGCTAGAAAAGATGCTGAAGTAAAAGCTAAAATAGTAGAAGCTGCTTCTCGAATTGCAAAACGTGATAAATAATATGGGTATTAAAGCTGAAGAAATAAGACAAGCTAAAAAATTTTTAGAAAATCAAAAATTATCAATAAAAAAAGTTAAACCAAGACTTTTTGCAATTGTTGCAAAAGAATTAAACTTAAAATTTTCAGAGATAATAGAAAGGTTTGAAAAAGCAGTAAATGGAAAAACTACTTCAAGCAATAAAAAATCAAATTAAAAAACATAAAGAAGAATTAGGTAATAATTTGTTGTCAAAAGGTGTAGATAACATAGAGGAGTTTAAACGAAACTATGGTTATGGTCAAGGTTTAGATAAATCTTTACAAATTATAAATGAAGTTATTGAAAAATATAAAAAAGGAGAAATAGAAGATGATGAGTAATCAGCCGTGGGCTACAGAAGATGATGTACCTACACCTACAAAAGTACCTCAACCAGTTGGATATAGAATTTTAATTAGACCTAAAGGACCTATTTCTAAAACAACTGGTGGTATTTATTTACCCGAAAAAAATCAAGATACACAAGCTTATTTAAATAGTGTAGGTCAAGTAATAGCAATGGGATCTGAGTGTTATAGCGATAGAAAAGCTCCCTGGTGTAAAGTAGGAGATTGGGTTTTGTTTGGTCGTTACGCAGGTGCACGCATATCTGTACAAAATGTCAAAATGGTGATAGTAAATGACGATGAGATCATTGCTTCACTTGAAAGTTCTGAAGTAGTATCTCAACAAATATAAACATACGTTATTGAGTTAAAAATAACGCCAACATAGGAGATAACTATGCCTAACGAAGAAACAAAGAAAGAGATTGAGGTGAAATTAGATGAACCTGTTTCTGAAAAAGAAATAGAGGTTCCTCAAAATCCACTTGAAGCTCTTACTGAGCAAGTAGAGAAAGATGAAGTAAAAGAGGAAGTAAAAGAACAACCTCAAGTTACTAAAAATGTCCCGCCTTATTCAGATGATTTACCTTATTCTGAAAAAGTTCGTAAGCGAATTCAAAAAGAAGTTGCAAAAAGAGCTGAGGCTGAACAAAGAATAGCTGAATTAGAAGATAGACTATCTTCAATGGAAAGAAAAACTATTGACATTGCTAGTAAGTCATTAACTAATCAATATTCTTCTATTTCTCAAAAGCTAAAACAAGCTATTGAAGAAGGTAATACTGAAGAACAAATAAAATTGTATGAAAGTATGGCTGATATTCGTAGCCAAATGAATAAGACGCAAGAATATGCTTCTGAATTACCTAAAAAATCTGAAACTAAAAAAACAGTACCACCTTTAGCAGCGGATTGGGTAAAAGAAAATAGTCAATGGTTCAATAAACCTGGTTATCGTAAAGAGACAGCTATGGCTTATGGAATTGATGCTGAACTAACAGAAGAAGGTTGGGATGCAAGTGATCCAGAATATTATGATGAGATGAATAAGAGGTTAAAAGCTTCTAATTTACCTTATTTTAATAAATCTGAAGATAGTGCTTCTCAAAATGACAAAAATGTGGTACAAAAAGCTAACAGAGTGCAATCTCCTGTTGCTGGAGTTTCTCGTAAAAAAGGAATTGACAGTAATCGAGTTAAGCTTACTTCTGAAGATTTAGATACTGCAAGAAAATTCGGTATCGATATTAATGATGAAGCGGCACTGAAACGTTTTGCTAAAGAAGTAAAAAGCTTTAGTGATACAGGACAACTATAGGAGCCTGACATGAAGAATAATAAAATAAAAAATGAAACTAGAGTTGAAAAATCAACTGTAGCTTCAAAGTGGCGCCCAACTAACTTATTGGAGGCACCTGAACCAAGACCTGGTTTCAAACAGAGATGGATTGCAACGATGGTTTTAGGACAGGAAACACCGACAAATGTCGCTAAACGTATGCGAGAAGGTTGGCAACCTAGGGACATTAAAACAGTCCCTGATGCTAATAAGTATGCTACGATTGAACATGGCAAATTTGCTGGTTATATAGGTATGGAAGGAATGGTACTCTGTGAAATGCCAGAAGAAATGGTAAATGAACGTAATGAATATTACGCAAGAATGACTGAAAATCTAATGAGATCAGTCGAGATGGACATTCACAAAGTAGAACGACCTGGAAATCCTATAAGCCGTTCTTATAAGACCGAAGTTACGAGGGGCGGTTTTAAAGAGTAATAATTTATAACAAGGAGTTATAAAATGGCTAATACAGATGCTCCTAATGGGTTTACACCCCTTAGGCATTTAACTGGCGGTGTTATAAGACCTCAGGCCTATCCTATAGCTAATGGATTTTCTACTTCACTATTTTCTGGTGATTTAGTAACATTACTATCTAATGGAACTGTAGGTATTGGAACAAATACATCGAACGCACTAGGTGTGTTTTATGGTGTTCAATACATCGATAACAGTACTGGAGATGTAAAATTCTCCAAAGTTTGGACAGCAAGTACAACAGTTAAAGCTAATACAGCTGCGACTGCTTATGTATATGATGATCCAAACATTACATATGAGGTCCAGGGTTCTGGTACATTTGCAAATGCTAACGTAGGCGAAACTTGCAATGTATTATTTACTGCTGGTGAAACAACTTTTGGTGGATCTCAACAAGAAGCTAATCTTTCTTCTTTGGGCACAACTGCTCAAGTTTTAAGAATATTACGACTTGTAGATGAACCAAATAACGATGTTGGAGCGGATGCTAAACTAGAAGTGGTTATTAATAATCACCTATACGGCACACGTTCTAGCGGTATTTAATTAAAGGAGATTAACATATGGCACTAAATAGGGCGCTGTTTACCAAGCAGCTTAATCTTGGCTTAAATACCGTGTTTGCTATGGAGTATGACAGATATCCAGAACAATGGAGAGATATTTACTCTATTGAGCAATCATTAAAAGCTTTTGAAGAAGATGTACAAATGATCGGCTTCGGAGCTGCACCAACTAAAGCTGAAGGTGCTGCAATATCTTACGATAGTGGAAAAGAGGGTTACACTGCAAGATATGTACATGAAACTATTGCTTTAGCATTCTCAATCACTGAGGAAGCTGAAGAAGATGGTCTGTACGGATCTTTAGGTGCTAAGTATGCTCGTGCACTAGCAAGATCAATGCAACATACTAAAGAAATTAAAGGTGCAAACATCCTTAATAATGCAACTACTTCTTCAGTAGGTGGCGATGGCAAGACTTTACTTGCTACAGATCACCCACTAGGCGGTGGTGGAACAGCTTCTAATAAATTATCGACACCTGCAGATTTATCAGAAACTTCTCTTGAAAGTTTATTGATTCAAATCTCAACTGCGGTTGATGACAGAAGCATTCCAATAGCATTAACTGGACAAAAACTAATCGTTCCACCTCAATTGGTGTTTGTTGCTGAGCGTATTCTTAAATCTAATTTAAGACCTGCGACTGCTGACAATGACATCAATGCAATGAAGAATATGGGTATGATTCCAGGCGGAGTTGCTGTTAACCAGCGATTAACTGATCCTGATGCATATTTCATTATGACTGATTGCCCAGATGGAATGAAACACTTTGTAAGAGCACCAATCAAAAAAGCTGTTGAAGGCGATTTTGAAACTGGTAACTTGAGATACAAAGTTAGAGAAAGATACTCTTTTGGTTTTACAGACTGGAGAGCTATCTACGGTTCAGAAGGAGCTGCTTAATAACTAATCTATACTAGGCGTAGCAATACGCCTAGTATTTAACTCAAACGACTGCGAAAGCAGACTATACTGGAGGTATAGACTATGGGTACAACTACATTTTCGGGACCGATTAAAGCGGGAACGATTAAAGAAACTACTGGTACAACGATTGGAGAAAATGTACAAAATACAGGTTTTGTACAAATGATTCAATCTAAATCAGTTACATTGTCAGGTGCTACTGCAAATACACAAGTAGGAGTAATTCCTGCTAATTCACAAATCGTGAATGTATTTTTAGATGTAATTGTTGTTGCTAATGATACAAACGCTGCTACAGTTTCAGTAGGAACTGATGCAAATGCTACTGCATATATCGCTTCATCTAATGCAAAAGTTACAGGAAGAACTTCAGCAGTAAATGCTGCTATCGTTGCTTCTTTTAGTGATGTTGGAACAAGTGATAGTAATGTTGTTGCTGTATTTACTGGTACAGATGGTGACGGTACAACTGGCGAAGCCATTGTAACTGTTCAATATGTACAAAATAATAACGTAACATAATTTATAGAGGGCCTTCGGGCCCTCATTAAAAATATGGCTTTTGATTTTAATTTAGACTTTCTAAAAGAAGCAGGTGATGCTTTAAAAAATTTTGGAAAATCTACTGATGAAAAAATTGAAGATTATAAGAAAGTAAAAGAAGAATATGAGAAAGGATTATCTGATGAAGAAAAAATTTTAGCTGAAAGAGAAGATTCATTAATTACTAAACCTGTTGATACTGAAGAAGAAATTAAAAAACAAGCTAAAGAAGAAGAAGATGATTTAGATAAAAGATTAAAAGATATTTCAAAAGTAATAGATAAGTTTAGTAGTGATACTGGAGGAGGTATAAAAAAATTAGGAGAAGGAAGACTAGATATATCTTCTGATCCATTAAATTCTAAACCAATAGATTTTACTAATACCATAGGTAAATCGTATTTATCAAGTGTTATTGAAAAACCTAGTAGCGAAAAAGACAGAATTACGTTACTATATGAACAATTAAGAAAATTTAACTTAGTATAAGGAGATAAAATGTCAGGTTCAGATGTAAAAGCAAATAGCACTTCAACTACAGGATCAAATGTTGATTTATTTGGCGGACCTACTAGATTAAAGGCTTTTATTGCAACTCCAACTGCTAATGCTGGAACAGTTACATTTGCTGATAATAATGTAACTATATTTAGTATTACTACAGCAGCAAGTGTTGCATCGGGTCCTATATCTATTAGTTTACCAGATGAAGGTGTAAAATTTGAAACTAAACTACAAGCTAATTTAGCTAACGTTGCAGCATTAACTGTATTTTTTGCGTAGGTCTTTATGGCACTATCAGGTACAGCAACATTTAATTTAAATGTAACTGAAGTTATTCAGGAAGCATATGATCGTATTGGAGGTGATCCAATATTAGGTTATGATGTGCGTACCGCAAGAAGAAGTTTAAATATAATGTTTAGTGATTGGGCCAATCGTGGTTATAATCAATGGACTGTAGAATTAGAAACTTTATCATTAGTACAGGGAACTAATCAATATAATTTACCATCTGATACTGTTGATATTGTTGAAGCAAGTATTCGTAGAAATGAAGGCGGAACTGATACTGATTATTTTATGACACGTTTAGCTTTAGGAGATTACGAAGCTATCGGTGTTAAATCAACTCAATCTTTACCTACTCAATATTTTTTACAAAGATTATCTACACCTGTTTTATTTTTATATCCAACACCTATTAACTCAACTGATATTATGAGATATTGGAGAATTAGAAGAATAGAAGATGTAACTGCAAGTACTGTTGCTGGAGTAGATCAAAATGTAGATGTGCCATCACGTTGGATAGAGGCAATGTGTTCAGGTCTAGCTTATTTTTTAAGTAAAAAAAGACCATCAATTGATGGAACTACACGAGCTGAATTAAAATTAGATTATGAAGAAGCATTTTCAAGAGCACAAGCTGCTGACTCTACGCCTACTACACGAATAGTACCAGGTTATGGGAGAGCTTATTAATGAAAGCAAACTCAAATAGAGAACGAGGAAAAAAACCACATAGAGCACCTTATACTAAATTTGCAAGTGGAAAATACGGAAGAAGTATATCAGATAGAAGTGGATTAGAATTTCCTCATAATGAAATGTTATTTGAATGGAATGGTCTATTTGTACATGATTCTGAATACGAACCAAAACATCCACAACTTGATTTAACTTATTTTACTGATGCTGAAACTTTAGAAAATGCACGTTTAAATGTCCCAAATTCACTCATAGGTGGTGTTCCAGATCAAATACAAATTACATATCCTAATACATCAGGAGCTGTATTAGCGGTAGGAGTAGCACAAGCTACAACAAATTTGTTAACAACATCTCTAGGAAGTGTTATTGTTAACACTCCATGAGCGATGAATTTAAAAAGAAAAAATACGGAGTAGTAGTTGCAACTCCTTGTTATGGCGGAATGTTAAATGAAGGTTATCTTCATGGAATTCTTCAAACTCAATCAGTAGCAGTTAAAAACGATTTTCACATGGTATTAAATACTATGGGAAATGAAAGTTTAGTAACACGAGCTAGAAATACTTTAGTTGCACAATTTTTAGATTTATGTGAATCTGATCCACATGATAGATTTACACATTTAATGTTTATAGATGCAGATATAGGTTTTGAAGGTAAAAATATATGGAGATTACTAGATTCAGGCCACGATATAGCTTGTGGTATTTATGCTAGAAAATCTGTAGACTGGAATCATGTTACAGAACTTGCTAAAAAAGGAGATTTTGAAAATATGGAGCAAAAAGCTTTAGGATATAATTTAAATTTTACGAATCCTAAAAATATACAAATGAAAAATGGATTTGTTGAAGTATTAGATGCTGCAACTGGCTTTATGTGTATTAAAAAAGAAGTTTTTTATAAAATGATAAAAGCTTATCCTAATCTTAAATATACAAGTGATCAAATCATTAATACTGATAGATTTACTTCTAAAAATACTTATGCATTTTTTGACTGTATTATTGACGAAAAAAGTAATAGATATCTAAGTGAAGACTATGCTTTTTGTAGAATGTGGCAAAAGATTGGTGGTAAAATATACGCTGATTTATTAAGTCCTCTTACTCATTGGGGAACTTATGCATTTAAAGGATATGTATGGTCTAAATTTGGTGTAATGCCAGGAGAAGAAAAAAATGCCAATGACATACTCAAGCCTAAAGAGTGATATACAACTCTGGGCTGAAAATAATGGAACTGATTTTACAGATCAATTAGACACATTTATAAATAATACAGAATTTAGATTATCAAGAGATATTGATCCAGTAGGATTTAATTTAAACGTTACTTCATCCGTTTATTCTGGAGATAGATTTGTAACTTTACCATCTGCAATAGAACCTATGCTTATTAATTATGCAAGTATAATAGTAAGTGGAAATGTTACTTTTTTAGAAATTAAACCTTTAGAATTTGTACAAGAATATTGGCCTAATACAAGTATTACTGGTCAACCTAAATATTTTGCTAATTTTGATAATAATACGTTATATTTAGCTCCTACACCTAATCAAGCTTATACTATGCAATTAGGATATCAAGGTAGAATTAATCCATTATCTAATACGAATACGACTAATTACTATACTACTAATACTCCAGATGCTCTTTTATATGGTAGTTTATCTGAAGCAAATATCTTTACAAAGAACATGGAAGACTATAATATCTACAACAAAAAATATGTTGAGAGTGTGACTGCTATTAATAATGAAGCTCGTAGAAGAAGAAGAACGGACTT